CGATTAGGAAAAACGGCGCGGAGATAACGTGCGGGCCGGTTTACGACCTGTTCCACAGACCCAGCGAGGCGTTAAGCCTGTATGACCTTTGGAAGGAGACCGCGGCATGGTGGTTTTTGGAGGGCGAGGCGTTTTGGTGGTACGGGCCGGACTATGCCGGAGGGATACCGAAGGAAATATATGTGCTTGACCCCAGACGGATGCGGCACGAAGGGGAATTCACCGGCGAAATCGACCTTGGGTACAGGGGCACACCGCGCTGGTGGTTCTTGCAGGCCGGCACCGAATTACTGCCCATCTTGCATGACGAGTTGATCCACTTTCGCGACTGGAACCCTTGGAACCCGGTGCGGGGCGTGAACCCGCTTGTGTCGCTGGGGCTGGAGCTTGAGCAGGATTTTTACGCCAACCGCGCCAACTCGCAACTGCTGAAAAACAACGCGATACCGCAAGGCGTACTGAAAACGGAACAGACCTTGAGGCCGGAGGAAGCCGAATTGCTGGAAAGACGATGGGAAAGCAAGTATGGGGCTGTAAGGGCGGGGCGCAAGATTGCGGTGCTTGGCAAGGGGACGAGTTTTGAGCCGCTGTCCTTTACGCCAGAAGTGGTAAAACTCTTTGAACTGAAACGTTGGAACCTGTACACGATACTAGCGAAATACGGCATACCGCCAAGGGTGGCGAACATAAGCGACAGAAGCACCGCGCTTTCGGGCAAGGACACCGCGGAACAACACTCCGCGTTTTGGAAATACACGCTGATACCGATACTGCGGCAGTTCGAGCGGATACTTGAAAGCCGGTTTTTCATGCGGCTGGGGCTGGAGGAAAGATGCGTTTTCGACCTGTCCGACGTGCCGGAATTGCAGGAGAGCGAGGATGCGCAGAGCAAAAGGGACATCGCGGAGATTAACGCCGGGATTAAGACGATTAACGACGTTTTACTGGAAAGGGGATTGAAGCCCAAGCCGTGGGGGGACGTTTGGCACAGGCCGAGAAATCTTGAGACCGTGGGCGAAAAAAACAACAATGCGGAGGGCGCGAGTGAACAATAGAACCTTGGTAATGAGCAGAGCCGAAAACCTTTTTCCGCACTGGAAAGTATTTCTGGAAAAGCTGGGTTATCGCAACGTCCTTTTTACCTGCAAGGAGAGAGACGCGCTTGACGCGCTGATTAAGGACTACAAGCCGGAAAACCTGATTTTCGGATGCGGCTTTTACCAGCGCGCCACGCCATACATGATGCTCCGGATGTTAAAGAGACTGCCCCGCATGAACGTGGTAGCGGTGAACGTCCACGAGTTTCCGGACGATTTGGGGATGCGCTTTATCGCCAACGGCGTTCAAAGCTACGTGAACATGATGGACGGCATGGACGAGTTTGTAAAAGGGCTTTGCATAGTGCGCGATGGCGGGATTTATATCGCGAAGGGAGTGATGGATCGGCTTGAAATGCGGCGGGAGTTTCCGAAGGCGGCGAACGAGATTTCNGACNGGGAGATTGAGGTNCTGGGGCTGATATGCAGCGGGTATATGGAACTGGAGATGGCCGAAACGATGGGCATTTCGCGAAAGACGATAATCAACCATCGNACCAGCCTTTACACGAACTTGAGCGTCCGCAACCCGGCGGAACTGATGCTGTGCGCCCTGCAAAATGATTTCGTGAACAAGGACGAGCTTGATTTTTACCCAAGGGGTTTCACGGTAAACCCGCAACCTTTCAAGGAGATATTCACATGATTTTGAGGACGAAAAACGGCGAGACGGTAACGGTGGCAAGAAACGGCCTGTTGCGTTTTCTGGGAGTGAGAAAAGGGTTTGAAGGCGTTCAGAAGGTTGCCGGGGACGTGGAGCTAATCGCCGCCGTGCCTTTCGCCCTGACCGAACCTAGCGAAATCGAAAAAGGCTTTGCGTGGACGCTTTCGACATACGACCTTGACCGGCACGGCGAACGCATAGACCCGATGGGATGGGAATATGAAAACTATATGCAAAATCCGGTAGTGGAATGGGCGCATCGGTACGACATACCGGCGATTGGCAAGATTGAAGGGCTGGCGATTGACGGGCAGGGCTTGCATGGCATAGTCAAATTCAACGAAAAGGATTTTGACCCCTTTGGCTGGTCGATTGGCGAAAGAGTGAAAGCTGGGGTTATTCGCGCCGGGTCGGTTGGATTTCGTGTTATCGAAATAGAGATACCGCCGGGCAGAGATGGGGACGAAACCGCCCTTATTTTTCGCAAACAAGAATTACTTGAATTTTCGATTTGCAACGTGCCGGCCAACCCCTACGCCTTGGCGAAAATGGCGGGAGGGGAAAAGGCGGACACTTTCAAGGATTTGGGGTTTCCCGCGTTTTGGGGAAACATAATCAACAACAATACAGGAGTATAAAACATGGACGAGCTTATGAAGGCGATCAAGAAGAAACTTGCCGACATGAAGAAGATTGAGGAGTGCGGCTTTACCGACCCGGCCAAGGCCGCCGAGTATTTCCGGGACAAGGAAATACTTCTTGAGGAGATGGCGAAAGCCCTAGAGACCGTAACAGGAAACCAGTCAACGCTAATCGCGGCGTTGGAGGGGACGGTAAAGGGACTGCGGGACGAACTAAAGACGCAAGCCAAGCACCCCAAGGAGCTAACCCGGCGGGAGATGCTTCACAACCTTGGCAAGGGGATTGCGGCGGCATGGGCGGGCAACCACAAGACGCTTGCTGAACTGGCCTTTAGCCCGAACCTAAAGGCCGACAACTGGACAAACCCGCGGGATGTGGCATGGGAAGATAAGGGCTGGAAGGTAAAGGCACCATTGGGAACGCCGATGGGGAACATGGCGACCAACGACCAGTATTTGATAAACCCGATTTATGAAACCGAGTTGATGCAGGATGCGGCGAAAAAGTCCGTGATGATGCCGCTGGTAAGACACCGCCCGATGATGGGGCCAAGCGTTTTCCTGCCAACCCGCGAACGGGGCGGGGTCGAATTGCACTGGCTGACCGCCTACGGGCAACAGATAAAGGGCAGCAAGCCGAAGGGAGCGGAAAGGGTGGAGCTTAAAGCCTACACGCTGGCCGGCTATATACCTTGGTTTGACGAGTTCGAGGAGGACGTATTCGTAGACCTTGGGGCTATGTTCGTTGACGAGTTTGTCGAAGTGTACGGACAGGAATTTGACCGCCAGTGTTTGCTTGCCGATGACGACCCGTTCACCGGTGCTATGAACGCTGACGGCGCGATTGAAGTGCCGATTACCGGCGCAACGATTAACGATTTGACTTGGAAAGACTTTAGGGACGCTGTGTATAAGGTACCCGCGGAAGAACGCAAAGATTGCTGTTGGTTTCTGAATGAGACTGTTTTGAACCACATAGCCAACATAGAGGACACAAGCGGCAGACCGATATGGCGGCGGCCAACCGATGCAATGCCGGGGAAACTCGATCTTTACCCCTACCACGAAGTTTCGATACTGCCGCAGATTGCCGACATAAAGGCAGACCAGCCTTTCGCCGTGTTCATGAACCCAAGGCGCATACAGCACGGCGACAGAAAGGGCGTGGAAATTAAGCGGTTCGACCAGACCACCGAAAGCATGGAGTACGGGGAACTGTTTTTGAGGTTCCGCAAGCGGGACGGGTTTCTTGTTACAAGGCCGAAAGGAAACATCGTCATATTGAAAACCAAGGCTTGAAAAGTGTTGACATTGGGAAGTCTGTTTGACGGGATTGGCGGTTTCCCGCTCGCTGCCTTGCGGGCGGGGATTACGAACGCTGAAAGATATTGGTTATGACCATTCCGTTTATTTTCAAACCGTTGTGCATATCCTCGCTTGCAAGAATACTGCAATTTGAATCCAAGGCGGACGAAACGATGATGCTGTCCCAAAACGACAGCGAATATCTTTCCCTCAAATCAAAGGCCGCGGTTATTATTTTATTCGAGAAATTTTGTACCGTGCAAAGTTTGTACATATACCTCACGTTTTCCTTAATAAAGAGGTAACACCACACGTTACTGTCTATGAAAATTTTATCTGTCATAACATCCGTTGCGGTCGAATTTAAACCCCGTGTCAGTTACCCTGTTCCGGGCCGCAAAATCCAGAAAGGATTCCACATCCCTTTTTTTGTCTTTTTGTATGATGAAGTTGATTATTTCGAAAAAGTCCGTTTCCTCGTCTGACTTTAAGATCATCGTTCTATTGTCCAAGGAGATGGCCTCCAGCATTTTATACCCCCCAAAGCAAATCTAGGTTAAATGTAAGTCAAATAATTTCCCCCGTCAAGCATATTTCATGGATGTTTTATTTTGTCTTGTATTTTATGAAATTTTGAGTTTTTTTCACCAAGTGAGACGGGAAATTTTCGCAAAAAAATGGCCGTCCCGAATAGTCGCCAATTGAAGGGAGCCAATAATCCCGCAGTCGCAAAAAGGTGCCGGTCATCCCAGTGCAGAGGGTTAAAAAATTCATGACAGGCACCGTTGCGCCTCCAAGGAGAAATAGCACTGAATAAAAAAGTGCTAAGGCACAAAACGAATATCAACGAAAAATAGGCGATATAGGATTTTGCCTTGTCATTCATACTTGAAACCTGGTCACATAAATACCCTGTCGCCCAACTGTATCCACGCCCAGCCTATGCGCCACATTATGTCGCATATAAAATGTATCGCTATTGCGCTTAGAAGGCCGTATTTTCTCAAGAAATACGTGCAAACCAGTGACAACGGAGCATATAATGCTATGATCTGCAAATAGTCGTCTGCAGACATACGGAAAATGTTTTGATGCCCACCTGAATACCATATCATGGTTGATTCTATATGCCTTGCAGCAAATATCAATGCGCACAAAACCGCAACCAACCGGAATACTTTGGCTCGCCCCTCCTCACTTTTGACAACCAGAGAAAAAAGCCACATGAGGAACACCACACTAAACATGTTAAGAATTTGACAGCCTATTCCCTCGGCAATAGAGGAAAAAATTGCCGAAGGGATTCTGGAATATGAATATTTCAATATATGCAAGTATGATTGACTTAATATCACATCATACCCAATAAAAAACACGCCCATGACTATACCGACAATTACAGTTGCTATAACACTCCTGGGTCGTTTTATGTCATTGTTCAAAATACCCTTGAACCCTATCTTGGACGAAAGGTGCAAGCCCCATAAACCCAGGGAGCCATACACAAG